CAGAAGCTGGAAGATTAATTATGTTTTATTCTTGGTTAATGCATTGTGTAGATCCTAATGAATCTAATGATACTAGAATATCTGTATCTTTTAACTTTTTACAAAAGGGTATGTTTGTATGACATTTCAAATTAATAAATATCAAGTAATAAAAAAAGCAATACCATATGAATTAGCTAATTTTATATTTAATTATTTTATGCTTAAACGACAAGCAGTAAGCTGGATGTATGATAATAATGTAATATATGACACAGGTATGTTTGGCACTTGGAAAGATCAACAAGTACCTAATACATACTCACACTATGCAGATATGGTTATGGAAACTTTAATGATGAAAGTTTTGCCAAGAATGCAAAAAGAAACTAACTTAAGATTAATTCCTACATATTCTTATGCAAGAATATATAAAAATGGTGATATATTAAAACGTCATAAGGATAGACCATCATGTGAAATATCTACTACATTAAATTTAGGTGGAGATCCTTGGGCAATATTTATAGATGGTAGTGGGTCTGATAATGTTATTGATGAATATAAAAACATAATGAAACCCAATGCACCTAAAGGAACTAAAATAATTTTAGATGTAGGTGACATGTTAGTATACAGCGGATGTGAATTAGAACATTGGAGAGAACCTTTTGAAGGTGATGTTTGTGGTCAAGTATTTTTACATTATAATCATGCAGATGGTCAATTTGCTAGTAAAAATATATTTGATGGTAGGCCTATGTTGGGTGTTCCTAAAATGAATTTTGGTTAGTTTTATATTAGCCAAAAAAAAAGACACCTAGAGGTGGTTCTCTAGATGTCTTGCGTTGCCTGGGGGAGTCTTTATGGCTCCCCTTTTTATTTTAGAGTATTCATTTGATCCATTATAGGTTTTGCTTTAGGTAATAGCATATTTTCTGTTTCTATAATTGGTTTAATTCTATTTGTATATACATTTGCTAAAAAACTAGGATAGTCTGTTCTTTCTGCATATGGACTCATACCTTTAAACATATCCTCTACTTTCTCTGTAGATTCTATAACACTTTTATATCTATCATCTGTTGAAATCAAAGATAAAAAAGATCTTATACTAGCTTTACTATCGGGAAAATTTCTTAACTTAGCACCACCCATAGTTTCTAAAAAATCTTGTTTACCTGTTGCATGCATACCAAAATAATTATTAGCATTTTTTGCAGTGGGTGCACCTTTAAATTCAAAGTTACCTGTTTCTGCAGCAGCTACAGTTGCTATAAATCCTGTAGGTATTTTTCTTTCAATAGCATCTTCTGGGTACTCTTGTCGTACCTCTTCTATTGCTTTCATAAAGTCTTTTGTGTTTTTTATTTCAGCCATAGTAATACTACATACAATTAAACTAACAATTCCAAGCACGAAGTGCTTTATTAATTCTAGAATTTGGGTCATTAGCAGTTTTAGCAGATGTAAGTTTTTTCTTCATGCCTTTCATCC